ATATTTAACTATTTTTGTAAAAACTAATTATATAGATTATGAACCCAGAAGAAGAAAACATCGGACTAGATGACATCTCATTTGATGATGTTATTAGTGGCGGGTCAGAAAGCACAGAGGTTGCAGAAGACTTAGCAATAGACGCACCAGAAGCAACTGACGAAGAGTTAGATGCGGATGCAGAAGGATTAACAGAATCTGAAGAGGAAGAAGTAGAAGAAGAAGAAGAAGAGGAAAGCTCTGAAGAGGATGAAGAGGATGATTACGAAGAAGATGAAGAGGACGACGAAAGAAGTCCTGTAGAATCTACAGTAGTCGCAGAGGTCTTAGACAAATTGGGATATGAAACTGAAGAAGAGTATGATGATACTCCTGAAGGTTTAATAGCAATGACTCAAGACGTAGGAAAGCAAATGGCAGAAGATCAATTAGATCAATTGTTTGAAAACTTTCCGCTTGTAAAAAATCATTTAGAGTACGTTCTAAACGGAGGAGATTCTAAAAACTTTATGCAAGCTTACGATCCTCAATTAGATTACAACCAGTTAGAACTGGTAGAAGACGATTCAAGAAGTCAAAAAGGCATTTTAGCAGATTACTTTGCAACAAAAGGCCACGACAAAGATTTTATTGATGAGTTATTGACAGATTATGAAGACACTGGTAAATTATACCAGAAAGCTGAGGCCGCTAGAAGAGCATTAGGTAAGATGCAAGAAACTTCTAGACAACAACTAGTTGAATCTCAAAAACAAGAGAAAGAACAACGAGAAACTCAGCAGCAAGAGTTTTGGAATGGTGTGTATGAGACTATTGAAAATAACAATGAGTTCGCAGGTATCACAGTTCCAAATAGAGAGAAGTCAAAGTTTTTTGACTACATCTCGACACCTGTGACTAAAGATGGTCGCACACAGCGAGATTTAGATCATGCTGAATCAGAGATAGAGACTAAACTTGCAATTGATTATTTGATGTACAAAGGTTTTGATTTACAAAAACTTGTAGAAAAGAAAGCTAGAACATCAAATGCAAAATCATTGAAAGATAGAATTTCTAGAAATGAAGAAAGAGTTAAAAGCGCACGAGGGCGTCAAAGACGTAAGAGTAAGCAAGTAGACTTAGATGATTTAGATCTTAATTTTTAATTAAAAATGGCAATTTTAAAATGCAACTTAACTTTATAAAAATTAGATAATTATGCCACAATTGAATGGAACGAACATTAGCGTTCAAAAGACGTTTTATAATGATTCGCAGATGACAGACATGAACAGTCTGGCAAATGCACTATTGTCTAAGCCAACTGAACTTTCTCCGATTATCACACACTTGTCTGGTAAAGATGATAAACGTTTCCCACTATCTTTCTTAACAGAAGGAGCTGGTAACGTTCAATCAATCGACAGATTAGAGTATGAATATCGTGTGGCTACCCACAAATTGAGAACTCGTCCAGTGGCTGTGTCAAATGCAGGAGCAAACTTAGGACAGGGAGGAGCAACTTTTACGTTAGTATTCCCTGATAAACGATTTATTTTCCCTTACGTATTAGTAAACTCAAAAGGTGAGCTAGCGCGTATCATGCAAGAGCCTAAGCCTTATGTAGGTGGTTCTGGTTGGGAGTATACATTACAATTAGTAAACCCAGCAGCAGCTACAGTATTAACTTCAGGTTATACTGCAGGTGATCTTTGGGCTCAATTGTATGCACCAGTAGGTGTTGACTTCTCAAGAGGTAACGCTTCTAACTGGCAAGCTCCAGGAAAAGTTCGTAACAAAATCACAACAGTACGTAAATCTTACCACATGTCAGGACATGCAAAAGATTTCGTTGCAGAATTCTCTTTACCAACTAAAGGTGGAGGTTCTACAAAACTTTGGATGGATTACGAAGAGTACCAACACATGCTTGACTTCAAAGAAGAGTGTGAAATGTACTACTGGTACGGACAAAAAACTTATGATGCAAACGGTAACACGTTTATGAAAGATGAGAATGGACAGCCTGTTATTGTAGGTCCTGGTTTATTCGAGCAAATCGTAAACACTGATACTTACTCAACTATGACTGAGTCTAAGTTGAAAAACATCATTGGTGATTTATTCTACCAAATGACAGACGCTAACCAGAAGCAAATTACTTTGTATACTGGTACTGGTGGCGCAAGAGAATTTGATGAAGCTCTAAAATCACACTTTGCAGGTAATTCCTTCAAAGTAGGTGGTGAGAACAGATTCATCACAGGTAGCGGACGTAACTTAGGATTGACTGGTTACTTCACTACATATGAGCACGTAGATGGTCATGTAATCAATGTGGTAAAATTACCATTATTTGATCACGGTCCAGTTGCACAAGCTCGTGGAAAACACCCTGTTACTGGTTACTCTTTAGAGTCTTACCGTATGGTATTTGTTGACCAGTCTAACTATGACGGACAAGCTAATCTTACAATGATCTCTAAGAAAGGTCGTGAGATGATGCGTTGGTGTGTTGCAGGTTCTGTAGTTCCTAGAGGTTTCTCTGGCTCAGACGCAAGAGCATCAGACGTTGATGGGGCAAGTGTACACATGTTGAAGACGGCGGGTATCTGCTTACGTAGATTTGATACTTCGTTAGACATCCAATGTGTGGCTTCCTAAATTAGGAAGTTAAAGAGGCGTGCATTCGCAAGTCTATATATTGGTTTTTGGTTAAGGTCGTGGGGGGTAAAACCCCCACATCCTTACTTTAAAAATATTGGAGAGTTATACTTTACATCCACTAATTAACACTTTAAAAGTACTACATTATGAGTAAAAAAGTTTATTTAAGGGCTAAGCCGATTAATAATCACTTACCTAAAGAAATTAACGCAAGCGCTGTTAGGAAACTAAGTAGCGTATATGTCAACAGACAACCACTTAAGCCTTTTAATCCAGCGGATGAGAAGACTTATTTAAATGGAATGTTAGACGTAGATCCCGCTCACATGGAGTGGCCAAAACACACTAAAAAATTCTGGGCAGAATTTACTGTCGCAGTAGGCTTTGAAGGTGTAGAACTAGAAGTAGGAAAAACAGAAGATGGAAATCCTATTGATATTACTGATTATCTTAAATATCATTTTGCATTGAAACATCCACATGTAGCATTATCAGAAGAAGAAATGATTGGGGATTCCCAAAAGCGTTTTTATATTCACGACATTGCTAAAAAGGATATGAAGCGTAACAATGATATTCAAGTCAAGAAAGATGCAGATAAAGCATTTATCAAAGTATCTAATGACGAGAAGCAGATGAGAAGAGTGTTCAGACTAGTAGGTAGTATGAATCCTGATACGTTGACAAGAGAGCAAGTTGAAAACATGCTTTACGACATTAAGGAGAAATCGCCTAAGAAGTTTATCAAAGTATGTGAAGATAAGCACTTAGAATTAAAAGCAGAAATTGAAACAATGGTTACTGCAGGCGTTCTAAGAAAGATAGGTAATCAAGTTATCTTTATCGACGAAGTACTAGGAGAAACTATGGATGACACAGTTATACACTTGAATGACAAAAAGAACTCAGGTAAATTAACAATTTTAAGAGCAAAACTTAAACAACTAGCATCTTAATGAATGTAACTGAAATGCATATAGCTATACAGCAAGGAGTGGATAAGATTAATTCACTCCAAGCTGACAGCTTACTATCCGAAGAGATAGATATTGAATTAAACAAAAACATGTTTAGGTTTATCAATACCAAGTATGGTAGAAATAACCTATACAGAAAAGGATTTGAAGAATCTCAAAAAAGAATAGATGACTTACGTACACTCGTGCGTGAGTATGAAGCTCCAGTATCATTTAAGGAGCAATTAAAAACAAAAATATTTGTTGACACTTTCCAATTACCAGGAGATTATATGTATTTGGTAAATCAACAATCAAGACTGTGGATAGATAATTGTAGGCCTATAACCTACTCACTGGTCAATCCTCCAGCTCAATACTATTTTGTACTAAGCTTAAATAACTTTGTTACAAATAATGCAACTAATAATTCTTCTGCATTTGTAAATGGTATTGATATGGTAGCAGATGTTACAGGAGTTGATCCTACATCAGCATCAATATGGAATCCTTCAGCTGCATTAATAGCAGGAGGATGGACACCAGAAAGTTATCCTTCAAACATAGAAGCAGTTAAACAAGATATTGTAGATAATCCAGGAATAGGATTTGACATTTACTGGGAAGAGTACGAAACTCTAAATTACCCAGGAAGTTTTATAGTAGTAGTAGATATTGAATCATATCCTTGGATAAGCTATGACGGCTCATTAGGAGAAAGAACATTTGCTGTTGGAGTACCAGCTGTAGATGAAACAGCTCCAGCGCCACAGGGATTAGAGTTTATGGATACTACTTACGCAGAACGAAGAGAACCAGTTTCTTTTTCAGCTAACATAACTGAAGGAAATAGATTCTCACAACAAGACGACATATTTACGCTTTTAAGTGACCCGTTTAATACTACAAAATACACTTCTCCGCTCACAACGATGAGAGGTA